AAAGATTATTGATGCTTTAAACGAACGAAAGCAAGAGACCCCCGTAGACTAAGGGGTATGTTCAGAAATTTAGCGAGTAACGCAAATCCTGTAAATATACAGGGTTCTTCTACATCGTATTTTTCTGCCCCTGAACAAGAGTTAGACCCACGTTTGTTCTCAGGAACAATGCTTAATGGTTGGGTTCGCAATGGTATTTTGCAACTTCTTTTTGGGTTTCTTAACGAAAACTATCGTCACCCTGATTTATGGTGCCATGTATGGATTGCTGGTTCTGGGGTCTCATATCAATGGTCTGCTGCTCGTGAGCCAGGAGACCTAGATGTTTTAATTGGCGTTGATTATATCCAATTTCGTAAAGCCCATCCTGAATACATGGGTCTTGGAAATGTTGAGATCAGCAAAATGCTTAATGATGATTTTCGTGAGCATTTACAGCCAGAAACAGAGAATTGGAATGGCTTTGAGGTTACCTTTTATGTAAACCCAGGGGCTACAGATATTCGTTCTATAAACCCCTATGCAGCGTACGATCTTACACACAACGAGTGGACAGTTCATCCTTCACATTCAACCGCTCCTAACAATCTAGTATGGGATGAAGTTGCAAAAAGAGACCTGTCAAGAGCATCAGAAATTGTTGCTCGCTATAGTAACGCCTTGACTCATGTACAGAACGCTCAAAATGATGCGGCAAGACGTAATGCAGAGATACAACTTCAATCAGCACTTATTCAAGGGTCAGCCTTATACGATGACATTCATTCGTCACGAAAGTTTGCCTTTCGTCCTGAAGGACAAGGTTACTCAGATTTTTATAATTATAGATGGCAGGCTGGAAAAAAGTATGGAACCATACCTGCCCTACGAAAGATGTCTGAGTACTGGTCAGCATACAAAACGCAACAAGCTGATGAAACCTATGGCGTTGAACTGCCAGATACTCAGACCCTAATTAGACGAGCAGCAACGTATAGAGCAAAAGGATAAAACCATAAACATACTCGTATCACTAGACGGCGTACTCAGTTCGGAATCAGGAGAACCTATTCGTGCTGGAGTTGCACTTTATTACGCCCTAAACATTAACAACCGTGTAGCCATTATGACTTCTCGCCACACAGAAGATGCCAAACATTGGCTTCAATCACACGGCATTATTAACTACGACGATTTGATTGATTCTTCTTTTGCATTGGAAGGCGAAGACCTAAAGAAGAGACAATTCACTTTATCACGTTCACGGGCCCCTATTGAGATGTATGTAGATTCTGATCCAACCATGTGTGCATGGGTATTTGAAGAACAACACATTCCAGCAGTTCTTTTTAGCCATCCTGGGTTTGCTGCTGTAGAGAACCGACCAGATGCCCCAAAGAAAGTACGACGTTGGTCAGATATAGAAGCCTCTATTACACGAGTAAACATATCACGTTCGGAAAACGCTCAAAAACCAAAAGAAGCAGAACTCTGGTCTGACTAATGAAGATTATCTTTAGCGGGTCTGAAGTAGGCTCCAACCGTAATCTTCTTTTAGGTCAAAAAGTTGAGTCAATGGGACTCAACTATTGGACTTTACGCAAAAGAGGTTTGCCTACAACTAAACGCTGGTTGATTAGTGAGCATTATGACTCTGCCATTAGTGTCTTTATTGAGTCTGGAGCTGCACAGGCAGAAAAAGCTGGTCTTTCAAAAGAAGAGCTAACGTCTTTAGCATCGGATTATCAAGAGTTTTTGGTTGATAACAGTGAACGAGCTTCAGCGTACATGGAGTTTGACTCGTTAATTTTGGGGAAAGATTGGGTAGAAGCCCAACGCCCATTCTACGAGCATGACCCTAAGTTTTGGGTTGTCTGGCATGAAGAGTACGGGTTACCAGCCCTTAAAGCTATGTCTGAGACATATAAAAACTTGGTTATACCCAACGACGAGATTGAGTCTGTTACGAGCCTCTCAGCCCTTACCAGGGGCTATCAACGACAGTTTGGTACCGCGTACCATGCCCTTGCCTGCGCTAAGCCAGATAACCTTAGACAGATACCATTTGCCTCAGCAAGTACATTGTCATGGCTTTCACCTATGCGCCGGGGAGAAACAATTGTTTGGGATGGCACCCAAATTAAACGTTATCCAAAGCGGATGAAAGACCAAGCACGTCGTCGTTATAAGACCGTTGTGGAGAAAGCAGGGCTGGACTATTTAGGGTTTAGCCAAGATAACACCCTAGAAGCTACTAGAGTTGCGGTATGGTCATACTTGGAATTGGAGAGGTCAATGGACAAAAAAAGCCCTAACTTTCACATCATTGAGGGGGGTCAAAAGAGCCAAGTATCTGATAACAACGATACCCCCTTACTATCAGGAATGGGGGAATTGGGTGGGTACCCTTCTGATAACAGTGGTTCTGAGATGCGGAAAGTTGAACGTGCAGAAGTAGTCCAACGAGACCCAGATGAAGTTCAAAATCTTCCCGTTTTTGGGTACAAGATGAAGACCGTAGTTGAAACTGATGACAACGGAAAAGATGTCTTAATGGATATTCCTGTTGTTCAGACTCAACAATCTTCTTTAAGACAATGCGACACTTGCTTTGTTGCTGCTAATTGCCCTGCTTTTAAACCGCAAAACACTTGCGCTTTTAATCTTCCCATTGAAGTTAAAACTAAAGATCAATTAAAAGCTTTAATGACTTCTATGATTGAAATGCAAGGTCAAAGGGTTGCTTTTATGCGTTTTGCGGAAGAAATGAATGGTGGATATGCTGACCCCAATGTGTCTCAAGAAGTAGATCGTTTAATAAAAATGGTTGAGAAAATTAACGACATGAACTCGGATAAAGAGTTTATCCAGATCACAGCTTCACGTCAATCTTCTGGTGGAGTTCTGTCAGCAATTTTTGGAGACAAAGCTCAGGCTCTTCGTGAGCTACCTGAAGCTCTCAAAGAAGAACAAGTAACAAAGATAATCCAATCTTCTATAGAAGATTAGTTACCTGATAACAGTCTTTTTTTAGATTGAATACGGGTTCACCCTGTATCGGTACGATAAGCCGTCAACAAAGTTATCAAGTGCATGGTAGGTTTTCTTCCGTCACAATAGGCTTCCCTGATGAGGGGTATTTTAATAAAACTAGAAATGGTGGTACTGGAATGAGTTTGTTCTCTTTTGAACTAGCTAACGAATTTGTAGAATCTTATAGGGGCAAAAAAGCTCCATTTGGGTATAGTGATGCCGCAGGTAACTCTGTAGGAGAAATTACTTTTCTTCGCACCTATTCACGCTTTAAAGCAGATGGGTCTAAAGAAACATGGGTAGATGTATGCCAACGAGTAATCAACGGCATGTATTCCTTACAGAAAGATCATGCCAAAATCAATCGCCTTCCCTGGTCTGATGCTAAAGCAGCAGCTTCGGCTAAAGAAGCTTTTGATCGTCTTTTTAATTTGAAGTGGACTCCCCCTGGAAGAGGTCTATGGGTTATGGGTACGCCTCTCGTTAATGAACAGAGGAACTCTGCAGCTTTACAGAACTGTGCTTTTGTATCCACAGGCTCAATGACAAAGAATGACCCTGCTAAACCATTCGCTTTCCTTATGGAAGCTTCAATGCTCGGAGTGGGCGTTGGCTTTGATGACAAGGGAGCAGACAAGGACTTTACAATCTATGAACCAAAAGAGAGTTACGACTACCTCATCCCCGATACCAGAGAAGGATGGGTTGAATCCACAGCTTCCCTCATCAATGCTTACCTCAAGCCAGATACGAAGGCTCCACTATTTAACTACGAAGCGATACGTCCAGCAGGTGCTCCAATCAAAACGTTTGGTGGAACCGCCGCAGGACATGAAGGCTTAAAGAAGTTACACACTGATATTGTCGCCATGTTTACCGGTAGAGCTGGAAAGAAACTTACCCGTAGAGATTTGGCTGATATCGGTAACATGATTGGCATTTGCGTTGTCTCTGGAAATGTGCGTCGTAGTGCTGAGCTTCTTATGGGCCGCATTGATGACGAAGATTTCTTAAACCTAAAGAACTATGAAAAGTACCCTGAACGTATGGCTTATGGTTGGATGTCTAATAACTCTGTTGAGGTTGAGGTAGGTCAAAACTTAGCTCCTATCATTGACGGAATCTCTCGCAACGGGGAGCCAGGAGTTATATGGATGGATGTTTCTCGTAAGTATGGTCGTCTTGCTGACCCTGAGAACAACAAAGACTGGCGTATTGCTGGTTACAACCCATGTGCTGAACAGTCTTTAGAGTCTTACGAATGTTGCACTCTTGTAGAAACATATTTAAATCGCCATGATAATTTAGAGGACTTCAAAAGAACTTTAAAGTTTGCTTATCTTTATGCTAAGACTGTTACTTTAATTCCTACGCATTGGCAAGAGACTAACGCAATTATGCAACGCAATCGTCGTATTGGAACTTCTATCTCTGGTGTGGCTAACTTTGCAGACAACAATGGTTGGTCTGAACTTCGTACATGGATGGATGAAGGCTACAAAGTCATTAAGAATTATGATGTTAATTATTCTGAATGGTTAGGTATCAGAGAGTCAATCAAGACTACTACTGTTAAGCCTTCTGGAACTGTGTCTATTCTTGCAGGTGAATCTCCTGGGGTTCATTGGGCATCAGGCGGTAAGTATTTCATGCGTGCAATACGCTTTAGAAATAACGACCCTATGCTTCCGTTGTTTAAAATGGCGCAATATAAAATTGAAGCTGATGTAACAGATAAAGATAATACAAGTGTTGTTTTCTTTCCTGTAAAGACTGATGCTAAAAGAGCAGAGAAAGAAGTAAGTATCTATGAAAAGGTAGCTCTTGCTTCTGTTGCTCAAAGGTATTGGAGTGACAACTCTGTATCTGTAACTGTTACTTTTGACGCAGATAAAGAGGCAGAGAGCATTGAATCGGTTTTGCACATGTATGACGGACAACTAAAGACAATTAGTTTCTTACCTATGGGCAACACAGTTTATGAGCAAATGCCATATACACAGATAACTGAAGAAGAGTATGAAGAAGCATCCATGAACATATACCCGATTGATCTTTCAGGTGTCTATGCTGGTATGGCTTTTGATGCTATTGGTGAGGCTTATTGCACTACGGATGCGTGTGAGATAAAGCTTGTAAAAGATAACCAATAAAAAGTAAAGAAAAAAGCCCCTCTACCATATTGGTAGGGGGGCTTTGCTTCTGCTACGGCTTCTGCTATGGCTTTGCTTTTGCTACGGCTTTGCTTTTGCTATGGCTTTTGCTATGGCTTTTGCTTTGGCTTTGCTTTGCTTTTAGCTCTTTATACGGGTACTTAGCTAACCAGTCTTGAACAACTTTTTGCTTTGTACCTTTCCATGCTCTCCAGTCTTTACCACCGGAACTCATGTAAAAAGCTGCTTTAGCATTTGTTACTGGGTTAAGAAGCTCTTTGTTATTTGCCAAACCTAGCTTTGCTCTTCTGTCCGGTCCTAAAGAACCTATCATGTTAATTTGAAATAGCCCATAAGAATTGTCTCCTGTGTGCACATTTCCATTATAACTGCGAGCATTGCCATGTGACTCTTTCATTGCTACAGCCCATGCGTATTTTAGATTTTTTCCCTTGAAGCCTACGGCTTTTAGGAGTCCGACCAATTCTTTGGGTTGTAACATTTTTTTGTTTTGGTACTTAAAAAGTACGCTATGTATTATTACTGGTATTGCTTCTGCTTTTTGTGGTGCAACTGCTGGAGCTGAAAACCCCAGTAGTAATACAACCAAAAAAGGCATGGTAGTTAGCGTTCCAAAAACGACTCTACCTCTGTTTGTTAGTTTCATAATCACTCCAAATAATCATTGACAACCTCAGCTGCCTTTGATTGCTGGTGACGGATTCGGTGAAGATACCTTTCCGTCGTTACGATTGACTGATGTCCTAGCCTCTCTTTGACTTCATGCACATCTACCCCGTTCTTTAGCAACTGAGTAGCGTTAGCGTGCCGTAAGTCGTGAG